TCTAAACTATTAGAATTAAAAAATAGTCTAATATAACCTTGATTAATAAATAAAAATCATGAAAAGTGTTCCAAGTGAAAATATTTTAAAATTAAGAGAATTAACGGACCAAATATGTGGTCGTGAAGAATCAGAAGTAGAATATAAAAAAATAATTAAACATTTAAAAAATGTTGTAGAAAAAGGTGTTGTTGAGATTGAAGGTTCTAAAACCCCTAAATCAAAAATGAAATGTTACGAAAATATGTGTGCAACAATAAAGACAATATTAAATAATATTAAAATTTTATAAAAAAATGGCTGAAAGTAAAGATACATGGGGAGACTATAGTAAATTAGTTCTAAAAGAATTAGAACGTTTGGCTGAAACTCAAGAAAAAATGCGTACCGATATTGATAAAAAACTTAACGAAATGAATCTTAAGTTAAACGATGTAAAAAACATTGAAAGAAATGTTGAAGCTAACACAGGGTGGATAGCCAAAGTAAACGACGTTTGGTCACCTAGCCAAATGAAGGAGGCCAAAGATGAATTGTATCGTCAAAAAAATCGTTGGGTAGCTGCTATAGCTATTATGTCGTTTATCCAAATTATTGTCGGAATTGGTATTTCAATTTGGGGTAAAATGGGTCGTTAAATGTATATTAAATTACCAGAATATGAAAACAGGAAAACAATTCAAAAATGACGACCATAATAACTACAATATAATTTATGGTTGTGTGGATAATAAACACCCAAAATCGTTTTATATAAACATTTCAGCGTGGGCTGAACCATTAACCCAAGATGAGGATGTTAATTACTCTAGAATAATTAAAGACATAAATAAAAAATTAAAACAAGATTTGTTTAATTATTTTAATTTAAACGAAAAATATGATTTTTTAAAAAACAACACAATTGTTGATTTGGATATCAGAGAATCTGGTATAAAATACGGAAAACGTAGTTTTATGAGTTGTGAAATAACATTGTTTCAAACTGAAGAGATTTCAATCATATCTGACAAAACAAAAACTTCGCTAAATGATGTTACATCGATGTTAATTAATAAAGTTTTTGAGTTAGATAAAAATTTTAAATATCATAAAAAGAAAATATAATTAAGCCCCAGTAGTAATACTGGGGTTTTTTTGTTATTGTAATATATTTATATCTATAAGCTAGCAAATTATGGATATAAATTATAAAGACTTCAAAGTATTAAAACGTGGAGAAACTGGTTGGGGTGGTCTAATTGAACAAGACGCTGGGTACATCAACCCTGATGAACCAAGAAACCAAGCATTCATAAACGAAATAAAGAAATTAGACACAGGCAGCAAACTAGCAATAGTTGAACCGTTAATTGTCTATGTGGTACTACAAAAATACGATGTACTTAATCGTAACGGTAGAATTTACCCAGAATCAATTTTAAAAAAACAAAATCAAATATATCAAGAAGCCATACGTGAGCGTAGAGCTGTGGGTGAATTAGACCACCCTGAGTCTTCTATTATTGCTGGTGATAGAATTTCCCACAACATTGTAGAAACATGGTGGGAAGGTAAAACACTTATGGGTAAGATGGAGATTCTAATGACACCTGGGTTTATTAATTTGGGAATTGTATCTACCAAAGGTGATGAAGTAGCTAATCTATTAAGAAACAGAATAAAAATTGGTGTGTCTTCCAGAGGAGTTGGTTCGTTAAAAGAAGGTAAAAATGGAGAACAAATTGTACAAGATGACTTCGAAATTATTTGTTGGGATGTTGTTACAGCACCTTCAACACCAGACGCTTGGATTTTTAAAAATCATGAAGAAGCGCGACCATATGTGGAAAATACCGAGATTAAGAAGCCACTTATGACTGAATCACTGAATGATAAATTGGATAATTTTTTAAATGGCTAAATAAAAATAATAATTTTTTATCAAAAAAGTGATTTTTGGTAAAACCACACATATTTATTAACAAATGAAAAACATCTTATTGTTTATCTAATAAAAAAAAAACATATAAAAAAAGATAAAATGGCAGATAAAAAATCTATACTTGAAGAAGCACTTTTGGATATTAACAATATTCAGAATGCTCTTAATGCCAATACCAAAGAAATACTTCGTTCGGTTGCGAAAGAAGAAATTAATGGTGTTGTGAAAGAATCTCTAAAAGAAGAGATTTACGACGAAGAAGATGTTGACACCGAAATGGGTGACGACGTTGAAACATTAGGTGGAGATGATATCGATAACCAAGACCTTGGTGGCGAAATGGGCGACGACATGGGTGATGTAGAAGGTGGTTTAGAACCTGATACTGACATGGGTGACGACATGGGTGACGACATGGGTGGTATAGGAATGGATGATATAGACGCATCAGATGAAATCGATATGGTTGGAGCACCAGACGATGAAGTAATCGCAATTTACAAAAAATTAAGTGGCGAAGACGAAATTGAAATTGTAGGTGATGAACTTCACTTAAACATTACAGAACCAGGAGAATATGTTGTTAAACTTGACGGTCAAGCTCCATCTTCAGAACCAGAAATGGGTGATGATGAAGAGTTAGATTTAGAACCAGCTGAAATGGGTGGTGAAGAAGAGTTAGATTTAGAACCAGCTGAAATGGGTGGTGAAGAAGAAGACGAAGAAGGTGAAGACATGGACTACGAAATCGAATTAGATGACGAAGAAGGTGATGATGTAGAAGGTGATGACGAAGACGAAGAAGGTGAAGAAACTGAAGAGGAATCTGATGAAGAAGAAAATTTGAACGAAGAGGAAGAATTGGACGAAGAAGAGGAAGAATTGGAAGAAAACATCGGTAACGTTAATGGTTATGCTGGTCATCAAGGTCAAAGAAGACACGGTTCTTCTCACTTAGGATACGGTAAAAAATCTGTAGACGGTAAAAAAATCGATGAAACAGTAAACAAAGCAAAACAGATAGTTTCTGAAACAGCTAAAAAATATAACAGTTTATTAACTGAAGCAACTAAACTTAAAGCTGAGAATCAAGAATTCAGAGTAGCTCTTAAAGAATTTAGAACAAAATTAGTAGAAACTGTAGTATTCAACAGCAATTTAACATATGTAACTAGATTGTTTATGGAACACTCTACAACAAAAGGTGAGAAACAAACTATCATCAAAAGATTTGATGAAGAAGTAACAAACCTTAAAGAGTCAAAAAGACTTTACAAAACTATTGCTAACGAATTGGAATCAAGAAAACCAATTTCAGAATCAGTAGAAAACAAAATTATAAAAGAGGCAACTACAAGTACTTCAAAACAATTGAACGAAAGCACTGCGTATGTTGACCCTTCAACTAAAAGAATTATGGATTTAATTCACAGAGTTGAAAAAAGATAACAATAACCCAATAAAAAAATAAAAAAACAAATTATGTCACATTTATTAACATCTGGACAAGTTGGTAACATCGGATTAAACCACATGAAGGCTATCCGTTTAGAGACTCAACAAAAATGGGATTCATTAGGATTCCTAGATGGTCTTAGAGGCCACGTTAAAGAAAACATCGCTCAATTATATGAAAACCAAGCGTCTTCATTATTGACTGAATCAACTACTGCTGGTAGCTCAGGTTCTTTTGAAACTGTAGTATTCCCAATTGTACGTAGAGTTTTCTCAAAATTATTAGCTAATGACGTTGTATCAGTACAAGCTATGAACATGCCAATCGGTAAATTGTTCTTCTTCGTACCTTTAACTTCAGAGCGTGTAAACGCTGCTGGTCAAGGTGGTGATTACTACAACGGTGATGGACCTACTTTCTCTGCTCACACTTCAATGGGGTATGATGGTATTCCTTCATGTGTTAAAACTGCTACTAGTACTTGTACAATGACTCCTTGGATGGCTAAAAACTTGTATGATATTTTCTACAATGATGGTTTATTCGATAACTCAAAAGGTACTCTTACAATTGTATCTTATAGTATTACTAACGCTAACGGTCAAACTTTAGGAACTAATGGTGAATTTACTACTGCAACTCCATCAAATAGTTACCCAACAGCTGCTGATGGTTCTGTAAGAAATGCTTTATTGTCTATTTCAGGTTTCACAGGTGGTGCTGGTTCTGCTGCTGGTAGAGAAGTATTAACTGGTCCTGATGGTAACAATATGGATACTGAGTCATTCTTGGCTTCGTTGAAAGTTGTTTCTACTAACGCTATTTTAGACCGTGATGGTAACCAAATTATCGCTGCTGGTGGTGAAGTTCCATTCCGTCTTGTAACTCAAAAATACGGTAGTGGTATTGTTCAAACTAAAAACACTAACGCTAGTGGTTACCCAATATTAACTACACCAAACGGTGTTATGTACATTGAGTTAGACTTGACTCACCCAGCTGGTTCAACTGCTGGTACAGGTGCTGCTGCTGTAGGTACTGCAACATACGATGGTTATGTAGGTGCTTCCGCTACTACTGTATCTGCTATCACTAGTACAAGTGCTTTAGGTGGTGCTGGTTTAGTTGTAACTTGGGCTGAATACGCTACATTAGAACTTGAAACTGAAATGGGAGAAGTATCTTTCAGATTAGATGAAGTTGTAGTATCAGTTGAAGAAAGAAAATTAAGAGCTACATGGTCTCCAGAGTTAGCGCAAGACGTTAGTGCATTCCACAACATCGACGCTGAAGCTGAATTAACTGCAATGCTTTCTGAGCAAGTTGCTGCTGAAATCGACCGTGAAATCCTTAGAGACTTACGTAAAGCTGCTGCATGGCAATTG